TGGTGGTGTTGTAGAAGATGTTTTAAGTAAAATATCTCAACAAGATCCAAATTTACATAATTTATTACAACAAATTGTAACTACATTATCACAACAACCTAATAATCCTCAACAAGCACAATCATTATTAACACAATTATTACAAAATCCAACATATCAACAATTAACACAACAACCTCAACAACCAACACAACCACAACAATCATCAAGTTTAAATGGAGGAAATAATACTTTACAATCATTAATACAATTATTATTACAAAATCCACAAGCACAACAATTACAACAATTATTACAAATACAAAATCCAAATCAACAACAACAACAACAACAAATTAATAATTTATTAACACAATTACAACAAAATCCACAAATACAACAATTATTAAGAACAAATCATAATGGAGGAATTAATAAATTACAACAATTAGAAATTGTACCACCAATAATACCACCAATTACACCATCACTTACACCACCAGTAAATCAACAAAATTTATCATTAGGAGGAGGAGTAAATAATCAACAATTAAAATTATATGATAGAGTAAGACATATAAATCCAAAAGAATATAGTTCAGGAGGAACAATTATACAATTATGGGGAGGAAGTCAAGAAGAATCAATGACTGGAAGATATGGATTATCAAAATATAAGATTAAGTTTGATGATGATAGAACCGCATGGTTATATAATAGTGATTTAACTAAAATTTAAATAATAATAAATTATTATTATTTAAACATAAACATCATCTACTAATCTCATTTCTATACACTTATCAACATCCCACCATCTATCATGTGATAAAATTTCCTTTAATTTTTCTACACTCATAGTTGTTTTCTCTTCATATATACTATATATCTTATTCATCATATCCGTACAATTACGATATTCATCTTTTATATTCCAATATGTCCCCCCTGATGATGCTGATAATTGATGTATTAATGCCCATGAATTTGGTGTCATATATCTCTTTACTCCAACTACACTCATTAATGTAGCTGCACTCGCTGCATGTCCATCAATTACTGTATATATAGGAATTTTTGAGCGTTTAATTGCATCAACTGCCCTAAATCCTGAAAATAAACATCCTCCAAAACTTGTTATATGTAAATATAATGGAGCAGGTGTTATTGTTTCAAATAAATCAGAATCTTTTGTATATTCTAAAAATTCTTTATTTTTCTCTTCTAGTATTGTTATTAATCTATCTACTGATGATTCACTTACTTTACCTCTAAAATATATCTTGTTATATTTACAAACTACATGATCTCCACTAAAAAAACTAAATCCATCTGAGGTTAAACTTCCATCATCACTGTTATAATCACTGTCATTCTCTTCTGATGATGTATCATTATTTATATATTTATGAATTTTCTTTATTAATTTTCGTTTCTTGATACGTCTTTTCTTTATATCTGAATCTAATCTATATACATTCATATCTTTCCGCTTCATCATAATTTATTTTATTTTTATTTTCTTATATTCTTTTTAATTATAAAATATAACCAATTAAATCTCTACATTTTATAAAAACATCTAATTTATTTTTTGAATTAAATTTAATATCATCAGCAAAATCAATATTTCTATTAAATATAACAATAACAGTTCCTCCTAAATTACTAAATTCACCTAATTCTTCTCCTTGTTCAAACCAATTTTCATTTTTCTCACTAAAATATTTTAATTTTATATTTGTTAATTTATATGAATTTTTTATATTTTGTCCGCTAATAATTATTTTATATTCTAAATTTGTATTTGGTTGTTTATCTAATACTTCTGGATAATATCTATTTCCTGCTCCAACACCAGAACCTGAATATGTAAAATTACCTAATATTACTGATAAATAATCTCTTTCCATTACATCTGGTGGTATGTAATAAGATGACTTAAATTTTAATATACAATATGTATCTTTTTTTTCTATATTATCTAAATATCCTCTATATGGATTATAAATTTTTTGAAAATCTCTTGGTGTCATTCTACATATAAACATTTTATTATTTTTTTTTGTATATATATCTACTCTACTATCAACTGGTGATATTATTGTATTATTTCTATTTATTTCTAAATATATTGGTCTATACATTGTATCATTTATTTTACATGTTGGAATTATATTCTGATTAGTTGTTATAAAACACATTTCTGGTTGATATTCATTTAAAAATGTTTTTATATTTCTATTTACTATCATATAATTAACTATATATTCATTATGTTTGTCTCTTATTTTATTTTTATCATTATATTTATCTTTTATCATATCTAATACTGGTTCTTTAAATATCATATTACTGTATCTATCAAATACATATATATTTGTATTATTAATATTTATTGTTATTGGTTCAATTAATTGTGTTGTTTGTTCTCTATTTACAAATAATATAAAAAAATCATTACTATTTCTATCTACTTCATTTCTAAAAAATCGTTCATCTATAAAACTTATATCATCCTTATATTCAACTCTTCTATTTGGTTTTATTAATGCTTCTAATTTAATTGGTTTATTATCCAATAATTCTTTTTTTGTTAAATTTTTAGTAAATACTAAATAAATAATATTATTAACTAATTTATGTTCATATATATTAATTATAAAATTATCATATTCATTATCATCTATTTTTATCTTTTTGTTTAATATAAAACCTCTAATTTCATTTGTAATATTATTTATATTATTTAGTTCTATTTTATATAATATCACTTTATTACTTAATTTTAATGTTCTCATAATCACCATTATATATTTATTATTAAATCCATTTTTAATATTTGGAGAAACATAATTTATATTTATATATTCCATTATATATTTTGTCAATAAATTAATTTTTATTTATCAAATAATTTAATCTTTGGACATCATTTTAATAAATCAGTAAATAATTTACCACAATCGCTAACATATTTAACATGTGGATAATGTTTTAATTAATCAGTGGATAATTTACCCAAATTAATAACTCACTTTTAAAATTAAAAATGATAGTTTTTAATTTTTCATTTAATATTTGGAGATATGTTTAATCAATCAATAAATGAATTACCAAAGTCAATAACCTATATAAAATTTGGATATTGGTTTAATAAATCAAATAATAGATAATTTAAAATGATAGTTTAAATTTTTTTATGTTTTAAATAATAGTTTTATCCTTTTTTTATTAAGATTATAAAATCATTTGATATTCATTATATAATAAAAATCACATCATAAATATAATATAAAAATATTTATTAATTTAACATATTATTTTCTTTTTTTTTTGATTTAATATTAATTATATTAAATCAAAAAAAAAATATATCTCATGGCACTGGTCTTTACCTTTTTGATATATACAACTACTTTTTAGGGTCAAATTGCATATCAATTGGTACTGGTCTCCTTTGAGATAGTGTTCTTGTTTTTGGTTCTTGGGAAGGTGTAGATTATTGGAGTTTTTCTCACAACACCTCAGTCTCGCCGTCTGTTGCGTCTAATGAATCTTCTTGCCACTTGACTTCTTGCCGTTCCCAACCGCACCACGAGCAGTTGGACTCATGTAAGAATACTCACGGAGTGGGTCTACATAAACCACACCCTTGTTCATGCGTACCTGATGAGCCTCCCGTGCAAGACGGGCTTCCTTCTCCTTGCTATCCTTAGTCATGATTTTATTGAGCGGAGTGAGTCGCTGTTGAATTCTACTATCTTTTTAGTTGGACTTTTCAATAGGTTAGTTTTTCAATTTTTTAATATGATATGATATATCATATTAAAAAAGAGTAAAATATAAGTAAATTATTAATATTTAGTACTATTAATAACTAATTCTTGAAAGTCTTTTTCAGTAATTTTTAATATAGCATCAATAGAAGTTAAATAACCATTAACAATTCTTTCTTTTTCATATTCAGAAGTTTTATTATCAGAAATAACTTTAAAACAATTATCATATAATTCACAAATTCGTTTAATTTTATTAACATTCCATAAATTTTTTAATTTTCCATAATCTATTAAGTTTTCATATTCTCTTTCTTTTTCAATAATATGTTTTGGTAATTCTATATCAGAATATTTACCAATTAATGCATTTTCTAATAAATTTATAAAATATTGTAAAGCAAATATTACATTTCCATCATCATAAGTTTTTTGTAATTCCCTAAATCCATCACATAACCATTTTATCATCTTTCTAAATTCATCAGATTTTCCTATTTCAATATTATTTTTCCCAAAACTATTTAAACTAACTTCACTACTTATTGACTCTACTTCTTCATTATATTTATATTCTTCATTATTTGTTAATTCTTCTTTATTTGTTAATTCTTCTTTATTAATATCTTCTTCTATATCTATCTCTTTTTCAGAATCATTTTTATTAACTATAATTTCATCAGGTAATAAAAACCATTTTATTAATCTTATTATTACATGATATAATTCTCCAACATTCTCTTTACCATCTCCTCTATAATATCTCATTAATGATTGAAATATATCATATTTATCAACTTTTAATATATGTTCTTTTATACTTAATTTACTATTTTTTCCACTAAAATTCAATTCAACTAAACGACATAGTGTTCCTAAAGGATCTAAAAGTTGTTTTTTTACAACCATTCCTATAATATATATTGATATTTATCTTGTTAAATTATTTTAATTAATTATATGTTATATATTTCAATTTTTATCTACCATTATTATTTAATTTATACATATCGCTCATAAATGTTTGTTCTTGAATTTTATTTAATTGATTTAATTTTTCATTATCTTCTATTGTATATTTTTTAAATACCAATTTTATATATGACTCTCTATTTTTATCATTTACTAAATTTATTATCATTTTTCTTGAATACTGTGGTAAATCATATTCGGCTATATATTCATTTCCAGTTTCTATATATTCATCTATTTTCTGTTTTATTTCGTCATTTAATATTTGATACATATCTATTTGTATAAGTTGCATTTTTATTGAAAATACTTTCTTCTCTCTTTCTTTTTTATTATACAATACAACCTTCTTTTCTTTCATTAATTTCTATTTATATATTATTTATTTTTTTTATACTTTACTTTTTTATAATAATTATTTTATAATTTACTTTTTTTTTAAAATATTTTACAATATTTTAAAAAATTGAAAAATACAAAATAATTATTTGTAATAATAATTATTTTATAATTTACTTTTTTTTTAAAATATTTTACAATATTTTAAAAAATTGAAAAATACAAAATAAATAAATAATATATAAGTAAGTAAAAAAAATGGTAGATAAAATTAGTAATATAGATGAAATAATAGAAGAAATATTAAATGAACCATATGAATATGCAAAAAAAATATCAATTAACAAGTTAGTAGAAATATTAAGAAAATTATCATATCATTATTATAATACAGAAGAAGAATTAGTTCCAGATGATATATTTGATATATTAAAAGAAGTATTACAGAGTAGAGATCCAAATAATCCATATTTAAAAGAAGTTGGATCACCAATAACAAAAGAGAAAATAAAATTACCATATTTTATGCCAAGTTTAGAAAAAATAAAACCAACAAATGAGAAATTAAGTCAATGGATAAATAAATACAAAGGTCCATATGTAATAAGTGATAAATTAGATGGAATTAGTGGATTATTTACAAAAAATAAAAATAAATTAAAATTATATACAAGAGGAGATGGTGAATATGGACAAGATATAAGTCATTTAATACCATATATAATAAGTAAAAAATACAATATTAAACAGTTACCAGATAATATAGTAATTCGTGGAGAGTTAATAATATCAATAGATGATTTTAAGAAAATAAAGGATGAATTTAAGAATGCTCGTAATGCAGTTGCAGGATTAGTTAATTCAAAAGATTTTTCAATAAAAGTTGCAGAATTAACTCAATTTATTGGTTATACAATATTATATCCAAAATTAAAAATATTAGATCAATTAAATAAATTATCAGTAGATTATAAATTTAATACTGTATATTATTTTAGCGAAAATACAATTAATAATAAAAAATTATCAGATATATTAGACAAACGCCGATTAGAATCTAAATTTGAAATAGATGGGATAGTTGTAATGGATAATAGTAAAATATATGATGTCATAAATGAAAATCCAGAATATGCATTTGCATTTAAAACTATAAGAAAAGATCAAGTATTTGATGTAAAAGTAATTGACATTGAATGGAATATTGGAAAAGATGGATATTTAACACCAAGAGTTATATTAGAACCAACTGATATTAGTGGTGTTACTATAAAATATACAACTGGATATAATGCTAAATTTATAAATGATAATAAATTAGGTCCTGGTGCAATTGTTAAATTAATTAGAAGTGGTGATGTTATTCCAGATATATTAGAAGTAGTTAAACAAGCAAATCAACCTAAAATGCCAACAATTGAATACAAATGGAATGAAACTGAAGTAAATATATTACCAAAAGACATATTTGGAATATTTAAAGATACAATGATAATTAAGCAAATATTATATTTTTTTAATCAAATAGATGTTAAATATATAAGTGAAGGTATAATTACAAAATTAGTTAATAATGGATATAATTCAATAATTAAAATATTAAAAGCAGATAAAACAAATTTATATAAAATAGAAGGATTAGGAGAAAAAATAATAAATAAAATTTATGATAATATACAAGAACAATTTAATAATATAGATTTAGCAACATTAATGAGTGCATCAGGATTATTTGGTAGAGGTATGGGAATCAAAAGAATGAAATTAATAACTGATACTTATCCAGATATATTACATAATAAATGGACATCAACTGAATTAGAAGAACATATTATAAAAATAGATGGATTTGATAAAAAAACAGCAAATCAATTTACTAAAAATTTCAATAAATTTATTAGTTTTATAAAAGAATTAGAAACAATTAATTATATAAATGTTGATCATATTATAAATAAAAAGACAAATATAAATACACAAGGGATATTTAATAATATGAAAATAGTATTTACAGGATTTAGAAATAAAGATTGGGAAAATTTTGTAATATCAAATGGTGGTATTATAACTGATTCAGTATCAAAAAATACTAATTTAGTAGTATATACAGATACAGATTCTACTAAATATTTAAAAGCAGTACAATTAAAAATTCCATTAATACAAAAACAAGATTTTCAAAAAAAATATAATATTTAATTTATATAAAAAATGGATATTGAATTAAATAAATTTATAATTACTGATTATTTTAATATATTAGAACAACATTATAAAAAAAGATATAAGGAATTAGAATTAATAAATTCACCATTTAAAAAGGATGGTAAGGTATATGTTAATTTAGATTTTATAAATAAATATTCAATTAATTTTCATTTTGACGATAATACATTATGTGGAGATAAATATTTTAGAGAGAAACAAATATTTGGGAAAGGAAAAGTTGGAATTGCAAAATTAATTAATGTAAATGGAAAACATCAATTAATTTTAAAAGAAAATTTAAATGTCATAAATCCTAAAATAAATAATTTACATTTAGTTATAAAAAAAATTAATCATATTAATATAAATCATATTAAATTTTCACCATCAATTGAATATAATAAATATCATTTAAGTAATTATGATAATCAACAAAAAGACGAGTATGTATTATTAACTGTTCCTTGTGATAATTTTAGTAATCAAACATGTATTCATTTAATAATAAATTTAATATTTAAAAATTTACCTTATATTAAAAATTATATATATCAATATGATGCTTTTTATTGTAATACATCATCTGGATTAATTGGAAAAAATATATTAGAATTTGCAAATAAAGGTGATTTATCAAATTTTTTAGAACAACAAAAAGATAATATTAATGAATCTTTTTTAATAGATTTATTAATGCAAATATTTATACCATTAGGTTTTTTAAAAAATAAAAAATATGGTTTTACTCATGCTGATTTAAAATGTAAAAATATTTTTGTAAAAGAAGAATTTAATGAAGAGACCCAAATTACAAAATATATATATAAAATTGCAGATTTTGATAAATCATCAATATATTGGAAAAATATTAGATTTTATAATAATGATATATCTATTCTAAATAAATATGGAATTAATATAACTGATTTATTAAATTATCATGGTTATGATATTAAATATGAAAATGATATACCATATTATACTTTATCAGGTTCATTACCTCCTCAAATATATATTATGTTTAGTTGGTTTCCAATATATGAATCATATGATTATTATACATTTATATATTCATTAATAAGAGAACCAGTAATACATAATTATATGGAAAATAATAAAAATAGTATATTATGGGATATATGTAAATATTTATGGTTTAGTAATGATTTAAATAAAATATATAATGATATAGGTTCAGATATAAAAAATTCACATATAGATATTGTAATAAAAAAACTAAGAAGTATTAAATCAATAAATGTTGATTTAAAAAAAAATAATATTAAATTAAAGATTAATATTAATCCATTATATGATATATTAAAAATAAATGAATATTGTCCAGATAAAATTGATACTGAAATAGATATATATCATTCAAATAGAAATTATTTAGCATCAAGTCCAATACATTCAATTAATTATAATAATGTATTAAGTGATTTTGGTAATCCTCCAAATAATTTAATTTTATCAAAATACAGAAAGTCATAATTTAGGATCTATTTTTTTATATGTATTTTCTCCAGTAATATTTCTTATTCTACCAACATAAATAATATCAGGATATTTATTAAATAAATCTTGATTAAATATTCGGTTTAACATTGTTATTTTAACTCTTTTATTTTCAAATGTTTCACATATACAATGACCATTTATATCATCATATTTTTTAGAATAAAATCCATGATATATTTTCAAACTCATTTAATTAAAAGTAATAATAATTAAAAATATTATTTAGAAAAAAAATCAAATTTTTAAGAGAATATTTAGTAAAATGTAAAATTGAATAATTATTAGGAGTTATAGGAGCAATGATATTTGTAAATTCAGTTTTTTCTTTTTTTGAACAATCATACATGTAATGTGATGAACCTTCTAAATGTATTTTAATCAAATTTAATCTTTGTATAGCATCATCTGACATTTTATAATACTTATTTTAAATAAATATTATTTATTTTTATCAATTTTTTAATTCATAAAAATAAATAATTAAAGTTATTATAATTAAAAAAATATAGATTAAAGATAATGGAAATACAAGAAGGAGGAATTAAAAAAATGCCTTTTGATTTAGAAAATTATAATGAAGGTATAACACGACGAAAAATAAATAATAAATATGAATATTATTATATAAAAAATAATAAAATAGTATCAACTAAAGATTTAAATAGAATAAATAAATTAGGAATACCACCAGCATGGGAAGATGTATGGATATCTGGAGATACTAAAAGTCCAATACAAGCAACTGGTATAGATTCTAAAGGTAGAAAACAATATAGATATCATCAAGAACATATTGAACAAGCAGAAAAAGATAAATTTTTACTATTATATGATTTTATTAAAGAATTACCTAAATTAGATAAAATATTAAACACACATCTTAAATTAAATCCTTATAATAAAAAGAAAATTATTGCTTTAATGATATCAATTGTTAAATTTACATTTATGAGAGTAGGTAAAGAAATATATGCAAAAGAAAATCGTAGTTTTGGTATATCAAGTTTAAAAAAGAAACATTTAAAAATTATTGGTAATACTGTTATATTTAATTTTAAAGGAAAAAGTAATCAGCGATTAAGATATGTTATAAATGATTCAAATTTAAAAAATGAATTAAATTTATTATTAAAATTAGAAGGAGATAAATTATTCCAATATATAGATGAATATGAACAAATAAGAAGAATTACTGATACTGATTTAAATGAATATATTAAAACATATTTAGGAAAAGATTTTACAATTAAAATGTTTAGAACATATGGAGCAAATTATTATTTTGTAAAATCATTATTACGAGAAACACGCAAAAGATTACCAAAAAATGAAAAGAAAATAAAGAAAAATATTTTAAATGCATTTAAAAGTACAATAATAAAATTAAAACATACAAAATCAGTATCAAAAAAATCATATGTAATTAATTTTATAATAAATATGTATTATAATAATCCAACATATTTTATTGAAAGAAAAAATGATAATACAAATGAAGTATTATTAGATTTATTAAGAAAATATAAAAAAGAAATTTTAGAAGTTAGTAAATAATAAAATAATTATTTTATAAGATAATAGTATGAGTTTTTCAGAGTATAGTTATCCAGCATTTTCATTATCATATAATAATATAGAATTAAATTTAGAATCAAATAATATTAACATTTCATATGGATCACAAATAGAACAAAATAATTTAATAAATAAATTATTATATAATGATCCAATTCAAGGATTTAATCCAATAAATATAGCACCAAATAATAGAACTAATTTAAATAATAAAACTAATTTAACAAGAAGACAAATAAATCCAACAATAAATAATAAAGATTTATTCAAATTAATAACAGAATCACCTGAAAAACAAGAACAACCAACATATGCACAGACTGATATTTGTCCAAATCCATTATGTGATCATAAAGATTTTGTAGAAAATGAGATTTTAGATCCATCATTAAATGAATTAATTGAAATAAAACATATTAATGATTTAATATTTTTAGGGAAAAAATATCATTGTAAAAAATTTAAAATTTATTATGGAGTTAATTTAAGAATTTTAAGTAAATTAGTTAAACCATTAACAGATTTAAATAATTTAATTGGTATGAATAAAGTTAAAGAACAGATAGTAAATCAAATAATATTTTTTTTACATAGATTTAATGTTAAAGATAAATGTAATAATTGTATAGATTGTACATATAATTTACCTTGTGTTAAATCATTAAATAATGATATGTTACATACAGTAATAACTGGACCACCTGGTGTTGGTAAAACAGAATTAGGAAAAGTTTTAGCAAAAATATATGTAGCAATGGGTATATTAACAAATGAACAAATAAATATTGCAAAAAGATCAGATTTAATTGGACAATATTTAGGACATACAGCAATTAAAACTCAATTATTTATAGATAAATGTATTGGTGGTGTTATGTTTATAGATGAAGCATATTCATTAGGTAATACAGAAGGTAGAGATAGTTTTTCAAAAGAATGTATTGATACAATAAATCAAAATTTAACAGAAAATCGTAATTTCTTATGTATTATTGCAGGATATGAAAATGCATTAGATACATGTTTTTTTGCATATAATCAAGGTTTAAAAAGAAGATTTACATTTAGATATGATATAGATGGATATAAACCAGAAGAATTAATGGAAATATTTTTATTAAAAATAGAACAAGATGGATGGGGAATAGATTTTAAAAATAATGGAAACATTGATACAAAGAAAAAAGAAGAATTAACAATTTTTTTCAAGAAAAATAAGGATAATTTTCCAAATTTTGGCGGTGATATAGAAACATTATATTTAAATTGTAAAATATATCATGGTAGAAGAGTATTATTTAAAGATCCAAATATAAAGAAAATAATAACTATGTTAGATATAGAAAAAGGGTTTGAAATATATTTAGGAAATCGTAAATATAAAAATAATGAATTACCTGAATTTGTTAAAAGAATGTTTGTTTAATCAATATATAATTTTAAGAAAAAGTTAATATAGTAATCTAAATCCTTATGAGATTTATAATTAAAATTATTAATATCGTTAATTAAATTATTTTTAATATCATCATTAATAAAACCATTATTAATTTCATTATTAAGATTTAAGTATAAAGATTTACATAAAATTTTAAACATAATCAATGTAGGTAAAATTAATTGTAATTTAGGAATAAAATCAATAGAAGTAATAAGTGAATCAATTTTTTTTAAACTAATAATATCAATTTTATCATGTACTACAATATTATATGGTTTAATAAGAACATTAATTGTATTAAATATCAACTGATTAAAATTAATATTAAAAAATCTAATTGATATAATTTGTCCTAATACTTTTAAATATTTTGAAAAATTTGTAATATTATTTATATTTTTATAATATTCAGAGAAACCATATATATATTTTAAATCTTTACTAATTTCATATGTTGTTTTTATCATATTTAATAAAATATCTATTCCTACAGTTGGATCTTCTATTGTTTCTTTAATAATATATATTAGATATATATACATGTATTGATAATATTTGTCGTTAAAACAATAAATATTATTAGCGAATGTTAAACCTAATATTGGACATATAAATTTATTTGCAAGTTTCCAATGTTCTTTGTTAATATATATTGGAATTATTGAATTTGCTATTATATCCGTATATAATGTGTCATTATTTAATTTATTTGGATTCTTTTTTTTATATTGTTCTACATTATATAAATAATTACTAATATATTCTATTTTTGTTGTTGTTATTATTTTATCTTTTAAAATATCCCAATCTTCTAATTTATTTGATGTAAATTTTACTTGTATTAATATTCCTTTAATATTATTATCTATTATTCTATTAATATTATTTTTATTAAATTCAACTATTGAATTATCCATTTTTTTTATTTCTATTAATGATAATATTTGATTTATATAATTATTATTTTTATTAATTAGATCTAATTCATATCCATTTATTTTATTTTTATTAACATATTTTATATCTATATTAAATTGTTTTTTAATTCTATTTAATTCTATATAATTTATCAAATTGGTTATTATTTTCTTTAAAAATAATACATTTTCTAATATATCACCATCATATCTATTTAATATATTCCTTATTATATTTAATTCATTACTTATTTTTTCATTAATACTTATATAATTATTATGTATTATCATCTCATATAAATAACTAACTATTGGATCAATTATTGATAAAAATTTATCCATTTCTAATTTATATTTAATTTTATCATGTATATATATTTTTTCTAATTTATATACTATATTGTCATCAATTTCCTCTTTTATTGATAATGCTAATTCATAATTATTATCTGATATACTTGTTAATATATATCTATTTGTTTCATCAATATATATCTCATTTGTATCCATACCTACAAAATTTATATTTTTTACTCCAATCAATTTATATTCTTTTATATTAAAAAATAATTTTTTAATTATATTTGTATAGAGTGATATTGTATTTAAATCTAAATATTTAATTTTATGTTTATCTTTTGGTAATATAGATTTTATTACATTAATATTATCATTCGTCAATATTAATATTTCCTCTGTTACTCGTAGTTTATTTATGATATCATTCATATTGTGATATTTTGGTAAGTCTTTTTTATTTCCATTAAGTTTAATATTTTTTAATGATGTAAATGGATTATATTTATTTATGTTATATAAATATTTTGTTGATGATAACTTATTAGATATTATTGCTACATATATTTTATATATTATGTCTTTGTGTTCTTTACATAATTTTGTTATTATATAAAAATAATAGAATACCTTATTCTTTACTAATGTATTAATATCAAATATTATTATCGTTGGTTCTCTTTTTGTTATTTCTTCTTTATTAATTTCTAAATCAATTATTTCATAATTGAGAGACATTTTTTATTATATTTTATACTTATTTTCCTAATTTTTTGTTTTTCAATTTTTTTAAATAAAATATTATATATTTTATTTAAAAAAAAAGTAAAATAACAATCAAATCAATTTTTATTAAAAATTGATTTGATTTATATTTAATAAAGAGTAAAATAATTAAACTTGTAATAAAGTATTAAATAGTAAAATAATATCATTTTCATTGAATTTATTTTTATGATTAATTAATTTACTAAATATTTTATAAGTTTCAGAATCTAATAGTTCTTTAAATATTTGTTTAAGATCATTTTTATTAATATCATAATTAAAATTATCAAATATATCTTCAAATTTATATTTATTTTTATTAAATTTTACATTAGATAAATTAACTGATAATAAATTTAATAATCGTTTATAGGATATTAAGTCAATTTCATTATTTTCATCGGGATTAAAACTATTAAATATATCTTTTAATGAACTCATAATATATCCTATTAATATTATTTTTATATTTATTTTTATTATTTTATTTCTATTATTTCTTCTATTGGTTTATATAAAATCCATTTTTTTGATATTCTATCTTCTAATGATTTTAAATATTCTGTAGTTATATTTTCAACTAATTTATCATCATCTTCTTTTTTTTTATTATAAGTTTCTTGATCATTTGATTTATATAAATTTTCTTGATCATTTAATTTATATAAATTTTCTTGATCATTTAATTTATATAAATTTTCTTGATCATTTAATTTATATAAATTTTCTTGATCATTTGATTTATATGAATCAT